CCTGCGCCGCCGACAGAATAGCGTTAAGATCTATTGCTTCGGCGGGCGGTCCTTTTTGAACATCCTCCAAAGACGTGGTGCTTTGGCCAGTCTGGTTGAACAGACTAAGCAGAAACAGATACCACTCACGCGCAATCAGCCCGGTTTTCGGATCGGTTAGCGGTACGCGCGGGGGTATGATGTTGGTGATGTTAGGCATTGGTGCCGCTTATCTGCAACTCGGCGCCCATAATGGCAATCTTGACTGGGTCGGTGCCGCTGACCTCGTAGACGCGGTCGCGGATTTTTTCAGTCATGCCAAGGCGGCGCCAGATCGTGCGGTAGCCGTATTGGCCGATCTTGCCCATTGAGCGCCAATGCTCGTTCGACCAAGTATGGCCGCCGTCGTCTGACCACCGCAGCATGGCTTGCGGGTCGTATCCTGGTGCTGCGGTATATGCAGTTGTCGTCAAGTACATCGGCGGAACAAACGGAATTGGGTAGTCCGGTGCATCGGCTAAAGTTTCAAACCCGTCGCCAGCTTCCGTGGTAAGCGTATCTCCACTTTCAGTCACAAGGTCGTTCTGTACATATTCAGCAATAAGAAGGTCGCCGTTTTCGGCGGTCAAATCTTCGGCGTCGTATGCCGGGTACTGCTCCAGCCCAACGCCCGTTTCGCAATCAAGTTGCAGTGCGTGCTGCGCAGTGCGGTTGAGATTGTTTTGCCCGGTCGGCAGAGCCCGCCACGACCGTAACCAACGCTGCGTCTCACCGTTATAGGCATACGTGTCTTGATCGACAGCGTAGATCCTGCCGTTTTCATAGTCGCCCAGCAGGTTTTCGTTGTTGAAAAAAACCTGCGCCTGCCCGCGATACTGCGTCCAACTATCATCCCAACCCGCACGTTCGTGCCATGCGCCTGTTGCGGCGTCGTAAACCCATGTCTTTCCAGCAGACGGAAACACAAGCACATAGAACGAATGGCCATCTTGCTGGTAGGTGTAGCCAATGGCATCCGACATTGAGCCATACTGTTGAATTTGCCATTCAACGGCGTGCGTGGAAACGCGCTGGCCTTGGTAGCCGTTGGCTACATAAACGATACCTTGACCGCGAAAGTCTTTGCCCAGCCAGTAGACCTGGTTGTTCATCTTGGCAACGCTGTACCTTGCGGCGCAGCCAAGTTCGTTGAACGCGCCTTGAATGCGAGCCAACGGAAAGTCCGACAATCCTGCGTTATACCAAACTTCGGTTGTGTTGTTGCCAAACAACCATACCTCGCGGTGGTCCACGATCATGCTGACGATGTTGTCAGGGTCGCCTTCAGCACTGGCAAAATCCAACGGGTCAATGCTGGTGCCGTCTAACAGGGTAGTCACCCATAGTTTCTGGCTGTTTGGCTGAATGAAAACGAAGTAGCCATCAAGATAATCGACGACTGAGGCGCCGGGAAAATCCAGGTCGGTGATCTGCTCAAAGACGCCTGTGGATGTGTTGTAGATGTAACCGTATGGATCGGCAGCGATAAATATTTGCGTGCCGTTGTCAGCCATGGATACCAAGTTGGAGCCCGCAACAGCGCCCAGCGCCGTGACAACATAGCCAGACGTTACGCGATAAAACGTGTCTCCTGACACGACGTACATATTGTTTGCGTGTTCCCACAACCCCCGGATTGGCCCAGACCCAACCGTCACACGCAAAGTTAACCCTGGCACACGCTGAAGAAAAGCCGGTTGTTTGCCGCCTTCTGGTACAACTTCAGGAAACAAGTTTACCATGCGGCTGTCCGCAGCATTTACGCTGCGGGCCGTGTATGCTGAACCAAGGATCGGCGTCTGCATTGGTTAAGCCAATACCGCGCCACGAAGCGCAATCGCCCACCAATCAGAACCCAAGAACTGTAGAGTGCAAGCGTCTCCCACAGCGTTAAACGTAATAGTCGTGCCTGCGCCAAGGTTAGATGGTGTCAGTACGCCTGTGTCGCCGCCTGCGGCCTCTGCAACGTAAACAATGGTCTTGGTTTGTCCTTCGACGCCGTCCGCTAGGGTCAAGGCATTACCTGCTGCCGTCGAAGTAAACTTAGTGACGGGCTGAGTGATGTTAACCGCGCCGGGGCCAGAAAGCGCCTGCACGGCCCCAATCACAGGCCCGTTAAAAGTCTGACTGCCGGTAAACGTCTGCGCTGCGTCTGTCCGCGCAATGCTGGCGCTGGTAGACGGGAACGTCATCGTGGTGCTGTCCGTGCCTGCCAGCGTCAGTGAATGGTTAGCAGTCAACGTCTTGCCGTCAGCGATTGTCAACGTGGCGCTGGTAACGGGCGCCGTGATAGCAACCTTGTTGATGGACGTAGCCGTCGCAACGCCAAGCACCGGCGTCACAAGCGTTGGGCTGGTCAACGTCGGGCCGGTTGACAAAACAGTGCTGCCGGAACCCGTAGAAGACGTAACCCCTGTACCACCTCTAGCAACCGACAGTGTGCCTGTCGTACCTGCGACAATCGGCAGTCCTGTGGCACTGGCAAGCGACGTGGTGCTGAACAACAGCGAATTGGTCAATCGTTTGGTAATGCCGCCCTGAACGATGGGGATTTCATCCGCAGCAGTAGCCGTACCAGCGGCAGGAAGTTGGGAGATGGCAACGGTGGTCATGGTTTACCTCAGTAGTTCCCGGCGAAGATGTTGAACCGCTGGCGAGTTGCGACGATGCTGTAGGGCAGCGCCATGATGTCGTCAGGGTTGTTGATGCGCTTCAGGTTGCGCTTGGAAGTCATGGCGATACGTTGCACTTGGCGCGACGGTTCGACGCCAAACTCAGGGGCCAATTCGCACGCCAGATTGTAGCGGAAGCAGCGCAGGTAGCCTGGCGGAAAAGCCAGATCGGTCGCCAGATTGGCGGGCTGGGTCAGTTCCTCAACCGAGACGACATGAAACTCCAGCACCTTGGTCGGCACCGGGTAGACGTACATCTCAATGTTGGGGTAGGTCATGTTGACCCACAGCACCTGCGGGTAGGTGCTGGTGACGGTCTTGACCGCGATGCCGTTGTACTGCTGCTGGTTGATCAGCTTGAGGCCAAACGAAATGCCGCTGGCCGGGTCGCGGAAATAGGTACTGTCGTCGATGGCAATTGGCCGGTTGGCAACAATGTCGCCGGTCGGCCCAAATGTGCGTGACCGTTGCCCCGGCGGCCAAGTGACGACCTGATCCTGAGTAGAGAACACGGCAAGGCGCTCGGTGTTCCACGACTGGATCATCTGGTTCATGGCGGCAAGCGCGTCCTGCGCCGTCTCGGAAGACGGCGTTTCGCCTTCGGCCAACTGACCGATAAGCCGCAAGGAACCGTTGATGATGTCGCCAGCCGTCGTCATGTCATTCGTCCTGCGTTAGGCGGGGCCGCCCGCGGCGGCGCGGCTCAGTCATCACATTAACCTCTTCCGGCGCGTCAGGCAACTGTTCGTCCGGGTCAAACCGCACCCAGCCGTGGCCTTCGTCATATTGCGCTTCCATCTCCATGGAAGCGATCTTCACGCCATGCTTGGGGTGCATAAGGTAGATTACAGCCATTGTTTATCCTCATGTAAAGACGGGCGGTCCAAAGACCGCCCGCTAGGTTACGAAGCTACCAGCGGAATGGAGAACCAATCCGTGGTGTCATAAGCGACAAAAAAGCATGCCGTCTTGGCTGCCATGCTGAACGCGGTAGACCCGGCGACGCCATTGATCTTGGCAGAGTCAGGAGCGTACACTTTGAGCGCGGCGTTAGCTGTGTCGTCGTTCTTGATGGCAATAACGCGACCAGCCGTAGGGGCTGGAAGGACGACACCCTTGGTGGCGTCAGCAGCCGTGACCCAACTGAACGACGCCGTCAAAGCCGTTGCATCAGCGCGAGTAGATCCGGCTGCGGCGGGCTTGGCAACGTTGAGGTTCAGCGATGTCACGCTGGCCGTAGCCGAGGTAATTGCGGCGCTGTCAATCGTACCGCCCGAAATCGTAGCGCCGGTAATTGTCGTGCCGGAAACCAGTTCAGGGTCGGAATATGCAACGCCAACAGGCTTAGTGTTGGGCATGTTGTTCTCCTTGATGAGTTAAGCCCCCGCCGAAGCGGGGGCCTGTTGCTTACGAGATGGCGTAGAGCGCCCAAGAGTTGTCGCCCAGACGGCGGGCGCGGAAAGCGCGAACCGTACCGGCCGTGGCTGCAACGGTCATCAGACCCTGCGAACCGCCCGAGCCAATCGACCAGCCCGTGTTGGTCGTCACCGTAATGACGCCAGCCGTGGTGGTGTTGATGACGCGGAAGTCAAAGGTCGAGCCGATCTTGGAGTTAGTGAGTGCAGCATCAAGGTCCGAGGCCAGCGGCAGCGTGTAAGCCGCCGTGGTCGTCGGGGTGCCGATGATGATGCCGTTGATCAACTGAGCAACAGTCAGCGTCGCGCTGTCTGCCGCAGTTGCCGGGGCCGCAGAAACGGAAATCTTAACTTCGTTAAGGTTGCCGTCGTTGAACTGATAGCCGCCACCTACAGAAGGAAGTGCCATGTGAGTATCTCCTATCTTTACCTGTTAGCCCCAGATGCGCGTGGCCATCTGCGGGCGGATGGTGGCGAAACCGTACAGCACGTCGATACGGCACGGCAGACGATCATTGTTGATGTCGTACTGGCGCACGATACGCATCGAGATGCCGTTGTGAACCTGACGAGAAGCCATATCGACACCGCTCGGCATGATAAGGTCAGCCGTGGCGAACGAGATGGCGTCCTTGTGGTACACAAGGTTCTGCGGGTACTGGGTCGAAGCCGCGCCGACGAAGGTGACGGCCTTGCCGGTGATCGTCAGGGTATTGACGGTCGCCAGAGCGTTTGACGGCGAGTAGAGCGCCGGAGACACAGCAAGCGTTACCGCGCCGCCAGCGGTCGAGGTGTTGGCGGCAGTCACGACAAACTGCTGGAGCGAACCCGTGCTTTCGCGGGTCTGCGGGTTGACGGAGAAGCAGTCAGCCACCGTAAACACGTCGCCTACCG